TGATTATGAACTGTTCGTGCTATCATTTTGTATAATTTAAAATTAGGATATCTTTCATCGCCATTATTTTTATATAAAATATTACGATCTTTATCATCCATACACCAACTTTTTATAATACGCTTCGCCGCATGTTTGGGATGTTGTGGTTCCTCTTCTAAATCATCAATAACAAAATCTAATATAGCACAACCTAGCCTACATAAATCAAAGCTAAAGTTTGGCTCTAATCTAGGTTTTTCTTCATTAATATATGGTTCAAAATTATAAAGTCCTGCTGCATCACCTTTTAGATCATAGCTATCACTACAGATTATATTACCTCTAAACTTATATATCGCTCTTCCGAAATCAATAATCTTATAGATTTTTCCAAAAGCAGGAACTTTATAATAAGAACCATCATATTTGTAATATAGGTATGGTTTATCTGTCGTGACGTACATAATATTATTTGTATGCAAATCATTATGTGTTAATTGATATGTTTTTTGATATGCCAATAGCATCATTATTATTTGAATTAGCATAGATCCCCACTGTTCATCTGGCAAATCTTCTCCTTCATTCGTTATAAGTGAATCTAATGTTTTTTCACATTTTTCTAGAGCGATTACTTGTACAGGAAAGTTAGTTAATGTAGCAAATAACATATCTTCAGATGCAGTAGAGTATTCATCACTATCATCTTCATCTTCGTCTTCATCTTCGTCTTCATCATTATCTGAGCCATCTGTAACTGATGATCTAGATGAACAATCAGAATCACTATCTCCATTAGTTTTTTCTTTACCATCATCACTATGATTTTTGTCTTTTAAATCAAATGTCATTAATAGGTCCGGTAAAGCAACATTTACTTCTTGATCTACAGAATCTTTCTCAACAAAAAGTGAATCTAATTCTTTTAAATCAGATATATCACTTAGACCTAAAATAGCATCATCATTAATTTCTTCATCTTCTAATACAAGCCTTTCTTTATTTTTTCTAGTATTGAAATTAAATACACCATTTGCAAATGTATTATCAACATCAAAAAGAGAACCGCGATTTTCATGAAAAAAATCTGATTCATTAAGGTATTCTACATCATCAGCAATATTAAACTTGAAATCATGTTTTTTTGCTAAAAAAGATCCATAAAAATCTAATGCATGCACAAAATTATGACTGTTTAACATCTGGCTAGTAAGATAAGTAAAAAAACTATCTACATAAGCAGCATTGTTTTTATCAGAAGATTTTGTATGACCTTTACTTCCTTCAAAGTTAGGTAATTCTAATAATTGAGAATCCTTCATATCATATTTGCCCATCATGTATTTAATAGGATCAATTAAAGGACTAAACTTAAAAAATACATTTTTTTCCTTAAGAGTTTCATTTTCTTCGATAGAACATGCAAAAAGATTATCATTTATTTTTTCATTAACACTTACTAATCGAGAATTGTTATTGAGATTAATTGCATCACAATTCTTTTCATTAAGATCAAAAAATCTTGTGTATAAAGGAATAAAGTTCTGAGGGTCACTAAGATTCATTCCGTCACTTTGTGTGACAGTTTCAAAAAGTTTATCGTTATTGTTCTTTTTATAGGAGAACTCCATTAGAAATAATCAACAATTAATATTTTGTTCTTAAACTAATTTTCGCGTCGAAGTATATATTTTCTTTTCTAATTATCACTTAATATGTCTACAGAACTAGAGTTAAGTAAGTTTAGTATGCGTCATATTAGTTTTAAACCGGATGAAAATAAAGGACCTGTTATTGTTTTAATTGGGCGTCGTGATACAGGGAAAAGTTTTTTAGTAAGGGATCTTTTGTTTCATCATCAAGATATTCCTATAGGTACTGTTATTTCGGGAACAGAAGCAGGAAATGGTTTTTATAGTCAACATGTACCAAAGTTGTTTATTCATGATGAATATAATACGGCAATTATTGAAAATATTCTTAAGCGCCAAAGACAGGTTCTTAAACAAGTTAAAAAAGAGATCCAACAATATAAGCGCTCTACTATAGATCCTAGAGCATTTGTTATACTTGATGATTGCTTATATGATGCTTCATGGACCCGAGATAAAATGATGCGTTTACTCTTTATGAATGGAAGACATTGGAAAATTATGCTTATTATTACAATGCAATATCCTTTAGGAATCCCACCCAATTTGAGAACAAACATTGATTATGTTTTTATATTACGCGAACCATATATTAAAAATAGGCGGATTATTTGGGAAAACTATGCAGGTATGTTTCCTACATTTGAAAGTTTTGCACAAATCATGGATCAGTGTACAGAAAATTATGAATGTTTGGTTATTAATAATAATGCTAAGAGCAATAAACTGCATCATCAAATTTTTTGGTATAAAGCTGAACAGCGAGCAGATTTTAAATTAGGATCAAAAGAGTTTTGGGAGCTTTCAAAAGGTCTTGATAGTGATGAGGAAGATCTAGAACCATGGGATCCAAACAGTTCTAGAAAATCTAAGGGTCCACAAATTAATGTTAGAAAGGGGCGAAGTAAATGGTAAATAATTTAATAGATATCTAATAAATTATTTAAAATAGCTAATAATGTAATACATGCTATATAGTATTTACAAATAACTTTATTACTAATTTTTCTTTTTCTTTTTATCCTGATCCGAGGTGGCGGCATTGGGCAAGAAGAAAGGAGGAGGTGTTGGACTGACAGCAACATTTTCAGAAATTTCAATAACTTCATCTACATCGTTAGTGTTCTTATTTTGTGTAAGCTCACTAAGTCCATGATCTGTATTCTTATTAGTTACAACATTCTCATCTTCAAATAGCTCTTTGCGAATATCAGAAGCAGTTGCAGTCTGTCCTACAGAATTGTCAAATGTTGACACATCACGAGCACTAACAAGATTGCCATTTTCATCTAAAGTTTGTGTTAGCTTATTACCAGATTCAAGGGCCTTTTGCTTATTATCTTCAATAGCCCTCTCTTTTGCTTCTTTAATACGTGTTTCAAACTCGCGTGCTGCCTTTGTCTCGTTATTTTTCTTTTCATGCATAAGTTGATTAAGTTCGTCCTCCAAATATTCGACGCGCCCGGTTTTATATGCTTCAGGATCCCAAGGCATCCAAAGCCCTACTGGGCCTACAAAAACATCGTGATTTGGATCTACTTCACGCAAAAGCTTAGCTCTTACTTCGGCTTCGCCTTGTGTAGGAAATGCACCTCGAACTTTTACGCCTCGAGTGCTAGTTTGAAACTGATTATCTTGATCAAACTCTGCCTGAATGCGCTCTTCATTGTTGTCAATGAATGTTTTAAACTCATCTTCTAAATTAGAAGTAAAAAGATTATTCTTTTCTTCTTTTACAAAATCTTCTAAATCTTCAGTCAATACATCAAATGATACATCATGTTTATGAGAAATAAAACTAAGAAATTGTGTAAACTTCTCTAAAGACTTTTGTAATTCCCATCGCTTTAGGAATTGCTTAAAAAAATATGTATTTTTCTCCTCCAGAATCTTTTCTGGAGAAATAAATGATATACATACAAACTTTTGTCCAGCAATTGCTTTATCTTCATCAAGAACATCTACGTATTTAGGATTTACAACGCCATCACTATTAAGGCGGGTAGTTACTCCATTTGGTGCTTCTTTCCCAAGAGTTGTCATTCTATAATATAACAAATAAACTCTTTTTAAACTTCTTCCGTATTGAAGTTTTTTTCTGATGTTAAACTATAATGAACATGGGAATCGATCTCGGTGAACTTCTTAAGCGCGCTATTAAATACCTGGTTGAGGGTTTGATGGTCGCTATTGCTGCATTTGCTATTCCAAAACGGTCTCTTGCGCTTGATGAGATTGCATTAATCGCTCTTACTGCTGCTGCTACATTCAGTATTATGGATACCTACCTTCCTTCTATGGCCGTGAATGCTCGTAGTGGTGCTGGTCTTGGTATTGGTGCCAATCTTGTGGGTTTCCCTCGGTAAGCATAACTATCGTCTAAATAAAAACATCATTTCTTATAATAAAATAATTAAGAAACGATGACATGTTAGTCATTAAATCATGCACAAGAGATTAGCAATAATTTAGCAGATTTTAATTACAACGACCCCCCTGCCAATAAGGTGTCCAAGATAGCTCATCTTTAGTTTCTATTAATTCTGTTATTTCTTCTATTACATAATTTTTTTCTATAATATTTAAACTAAAGCTTCCATTCTCACCACTTTCCGTTTTGTGAAATAAATCTCCTGACCATGAAATTATAGCAGGACTTCCATAATATAATTTTCCATTTCTATAAATATTATCTTCGTGAATAATTAAACTTTCTTTTTTATAAGTTCTTTGACAATATAAATCCAAATATCTTGTTCCATTTAACACCATTAGATTGTTTTTTTCAAACCGATTTTGATACCATATTTCTTGTTGACAATTATATTTAATTTTAAACATTTTTTTTATTTCATTTTCGCTCCCTATAGATGATTTTGTTTTTGGTCCATGAATTTCTCGAAATATTCCTGTTATATTCATGCCATTTTCTACAACTAAATTATCAATTTTTAAAGCTGAACATCTTTTAATATTTTTGAGAGGAATAAGGGTGAACATGATTGGTAAGATATAAAAGTAAATATTAATACTATTCAATTTTATGAATAAAACTATAAACAATCTATTAGACAGTCGGAATAAACTCCCAATCTAACTCTTCACATATTTTCTTCCAAATCTCATCTTGCTCAATCCTTTTTTCTCTATCTTTAAGCATTGGAAAAAATGGAAGAAAATCGCGCTGCTCTAAAAGTTCACAAAGTTTATACACGGTGTAATAATAATTTAGGAAGTTAACTCTATCATCGGGGCAATATTTTGCATATGGTTGCTGAATATCCATAAATAAAGAACAAAGTCTTTCTTCAAGTTCTGGACTCATAACAGGAGGTTTAATGCCTAGCTTATCTTTAATAAACGGTATGTGTTCATAATATTTATTATAACCTAATTTTTTAAGAATTTCTTTTGCCTTTTTATTTGTTAACTGTTTTTGTGATATTCTTTCTTTTTTAATTTGATTTTTAATATCATTCAACACTTCTTCAGGTATCTGTGTAGTTTCTTTTGCCTGAAACTGTGCAAGAATCTCTCTAAAGTGATTAATTCTTTTGTATGCATAAAAGCAAACCTCTTTTGGTGGTTCTTTGTATGATGGCTTTTCATTTTCAATTAAATATTGAACCGTTGCAGAACATTTATTACAAACTAATATACCTTCATGATCTATTGCAACTAACTCTCCTTGATGACAATTTTGACATATATCTGTCTGAACAACAAAATTATTAACATCTAAAAAATCCTCATCTACATTTGCCAAATATTTTTGAACATCTGTCATAGAATTATTTTTTTTACTTGGTTTAGTTGTTGCAATGTTAAAAAATGCATTTAATACTTTTGCTTTACCTTCTCCAGCTGCAGAAGATTTTTTATTTTCATAATACTCAAATACATATTTCGAATTGTCAAGATAATATTCTTTTCTAGCATTCTTGATTTGTCTTATTTCTACACTTAAATTATCTATTTTATCTTGTAGCTCTAATATTTTTTCAATATTTTGTTCTTGGTTTAATAATTTTTTTAGTTTATTTTTTTCTGCTTTCAGTGCAGGTAACGTATCATTTTCATCGCGCTCTATAGATTCAATCAGCTCGCGATGCTTACTGTCAAGAGTAGTTGTACTTTTTGCACACACTTGAATCGTTTTACTACTTTTAGGCTTAAAAGTAGGCATATATAGACTATATATTGTTGACGCACTAAGTTTTTAATTTAGTATTTAATGAAAGCTTTAATTGTTAATAACATATTTACAAATAAAACGTTAAAAATCTAATACTTTGTTCGCAGCTTAGGTTAAATGGCTAATTTATTAGAAAATAATGCTATTAATATTACAATTAATGAAGACTTTTCACCTGATATGCAAACTATTAAAAAAATGGCTTTTATATTTAATGCTGTTAATGATGGATGGGCTGTAGTTAAACAAATCGATAGTTATCACTTTACCAAGAAGCATGAAGGCCGTAAAGAAGTGTATTCTGATGCATATCTAAAAGAGTTTATCGAAAGAAATATGAATATTACTACGGGAAAATAAGATAATTTCGGTATATTTCTCTAAAATTTTTTTCTTTAGCAATAGTATAATACCATGGGAGGTGGATTAATGCAACTTGTCGCTTACGGCGCCCAGGATGTTTATCTTACGGGCAACCCACAGATTACTTTTTGGAAGGTGACTTACCGTCGCCACACTAACTTCGCTATGGAGTCTATTGAGCAGACTTTCAATGGCCAGGCTGATTTCGGTCGCCGTGTTACTTGCACCCTCGCACGTAACGGTGATCTTGCCTACCGCACATACCTTCAGGTAACTCTTCCTGAGATTAACCAGGGCCTGGCTGGGACCGACACTGGTAATCTCTTCGCTCGTTGGCTTGATTTTCCTGGCGAGCAGATGATCGCCCAGGTTGAGGTTGAGATTGGTGGTCAGCGCATCGATCGCCAGTATGGTGACTGGATGCACATCTGGAACCAACTAACTCTTTCTAAGGAACAGGAGCGCGGTTACAACAAGATGGTTGGTAACACTACCCAGCTTACCTACATCACTGATCCAGGCTTCGCTGATGTTGATGGTCCTTGCGCAAGCACCGCACCCCGCCAGGTGTGTGCCCCTCGCAACGCTCTTCCTGAGACCACTCTTTACGTTCCATTCCAGTTCTGGTACTGCCGCAACCCTGGACTCGCTCTTCCTCTAATTGCTCTTCAGTACCATGAGGTCCGCATCAACCTTGACATTCGTCCTATTGATGAGTGCCTCTGGGCTGTTAATACTCTTTCATGCCCAGTCGGCTCTAGTACTGTTAAGGCAACTGCCGCTTACGGCCAGTCT